TTGTTGCTTATGGGGAGGGAAGGGATTGCCGCAAGGCTATTGCACCGGACGACTGCCGGAGGCTTGCACCTGTCTATTGCTTGCCCTTGCAAGTGGCTGAGTGTTCCACGTGGAACAATGCTATCCCTGTCTCTCTCTCTTCCGTATACGGTGAAGGGGTGGTTTTGGGGGCGCGGCCTTACTATTGCAAACCAGAGGAATTTTTGAGGAAAGTGATTTTTTGCTCGTCAGCCTCTGGACAGTCTGCATTGTGGAGGAAGCTGAGGCACGAAGCTGAAGCGAAACAAACAAACAGAACGCCATGAACGCAATCGAAACCATCACCAAGCGAGTGACTGCCTTCCCGTCCTTTGAGGCCATGCTGACCGCTCAAGGGTCTTACCGTCCTTCATTTTACATTCGCGGCAAGAGTGCCGCTGATAAGCGAATGATTATCCGCCTTGCGGACGCTTACGACATTGCTCAGGAGCTGAGGGGCGACGAACGCCGGGCCTACCGGGGCGACTTCGCCTGAGCATTCACCCAATCCTTGCCCTTGCGAGGGTTGGCTTGAATCCTTAGCGATTCAAACAAACGCAAACAATAAACAATAAAGACAAATGAAATATCCTGATTGCACGCGATATGTTTTGATGACCATCAATTACTTCGCCATTGGCGAATCGTTGCCGGAGGCCGCCGCCAAGCTTTTGAAGGCAGGGGCCAAGCGTTCCGACAAAGCGGTTGGTTCCCTGGTGCTGAATGATCCAAATCCTACGGTAGATAGCTACGGGGGCTGTTCCTTTGGGGGCGCGGATGCGCCGGATGCTATGCTGATTCACCTCGGCAAGCTTGGCAAGGTTGGCGATTTGACCGCCTGAGCATTCACTCAACCCTTCGCGAAAGTGGGGGGTTGCGCTGAATCCTTAGGGGTTCTTACAAACGCAAACCATAAACAAAAACACAATGAGTAACCCGGTATCAATAAATGATGCGTTGCAGGAAATCCGCAATCGGTACGGCCTATGGTCTGAAGCCGACGAGAAACGAATTCAGGCCAAACGTGCAGCAGAGGAGGCCGCTTATGCCGCTTGGCTTGCACGGAACCCTGAACAGGACAAAGAAGACAGCGAAGAATCGGAGTGAATCCAACTACTAACGCAAACAATAAACAAATACATAATGAACACCTCAGACATGACAGTTGACCAGTTGAACCGCGCCCTTGCAACGGGCTTTGCTGGACTTGAGCAAGCCGAGACTTGGATTGCCCGTTGGAACGGTTGCGGCTTTCACCTCGCGACGGCTTCAATCGTCGAAATCGAAGTTCAACACAAGGGACTTTCCCGGTCGATGATTGCGCCCAAAGTTATTCTCTCCGACTGCTAACGCAAACAAACAACACAAAGACAAAATGAAAACCAACGTTTCCGAAATCGACTTCATTGACGCTTTCCGCCGCATGGGGCGCAATGACTTTTCCCCCGCTGCGCTTCGCGCTCTTTTCGCTCACATCGAAGAAATGGAGCAAGACACGGGCGAGGAATACGAATTAGACGTCATTGCCCTTTGTTGCGAATGGCAAGAGTTCAGGACCGCTCTTGAGGCCGCCGTTGAGTATGGTTTCGACGCCGGGGAGTCCGCCAAGTCGTTTGGGCATGAAAGCGAAAGCGACGAATCGGAAGCCTTGGATTGGCTCCGCGAGCAAACGCAAGTCGTCGAATTTGACGGCGGGGTGCTGGTTATGGGGTTTTAACCTATCGAAACGGGCTTTGCCCGTCGCGGCCCTTGGCATGGACCGCCTGATGAGACTACCAAACCCCAAAAACAAAAACACAATGAAAACGATTGCCTTAGTTCCTCCCTTCGCCGTGTCCATGATGACGGGCGTTGCCTTCGCTCAGTTCACGGGAAATTATTGCACCCTGAGATATTCTGACGGCACGACTGAAACGGCGCGAATCACCGCAGAAATGCGGCAACGGGTCCGCGCATATCACCGTTACCAATCGGAAAATGGACCGGAAGCCGAAGAGCCGTCATTTTTTGACATTGTTTCACAAGTGCAGGAGGCGCGGGTTGCCTAATGAAAGCAAAACTTCTATTCGTCGCCCTCGCATCCCTCGCAACGGCTAACGCTGCACCGCCGGAATCGTTTTGGCGGGCTTTGCATCACGTCGAAACGTCGGGCAGGCTTGGACCGATTCCCGGCGACTATGTAAACGGAAAGCCTCAAGCCCTTGGCCCTCTGCAAATCCATCGCGCATACTGGCAGGACTCCGGAGTTCCGGGGCGATATTCCGATTGCGCGGATTTAGCTTATTCCCGGCGCGTCGTCACTGCCTATTTGCGCCGATATGCCCGCAATGCGTGGGACCGGGGCGACGTTGCGACGTTGGCGCGAATCCATAATGGGGGGCCATTAGGGCATAAGAAACGCGCCACTCTATCTTATTCCCGCAAAGTAGTTAATGCAATGAAGTAACACAATGAAAACGAAAAGAGAAATTCATGATTCGCTTTACAAGAAGCCAATTGCAAAAGCCGCACTTTATGCCGTTTTTGCGTTAAGAAATATGGCAAACGATTCTCGATTTGAGTTTCGCGAAAGCTACCTTCGCCGTGCCGATTCGATTTGCGCACGTTTTAAGGTGTCGGATTTGGTTTTGCGCTTTCGGTCTGCACCAATTAACTAATGCCACAAAAAGAAAAAATGTGGCGATGATTAACACAATGAAAAAGAAAGACTGGATTGAATCATGGCGAGCGGTGCGCTTGGGCAAGGTGGTTTGGTATAACCAATGGACAAGAGGCACGGCAGACATGGCCGCATTCCTAGCCCTTTTAACGCGGAGGCGATTGGATTCTCCGCCGCCGCCATTGGCCGAACGGCTAGCGCATTTTAAGACGCTCAAGAAGTTTGCATACCTAAATAAACAATGAATAACACAATATCGTCAGCGGTTCGTTTCTGGGAGAAGATGCAGGAGCGTGTCAGGAAGGCGGAAGAGGAAGAGGCCAAGCTAATGGCTTCAGCCGATAAGAAGACACGCGCCCCGATTTTTACGCGCACCCGTGTCAGCAGGGGATTTGGCAAGGGAATGTTGCGAAAGAATCAATGGGTCGAAGGCCAGCCCAGAATCACCCAAGCGGCCTGTGCCGTAGTTCACGAATACGCTCAAGCCCGCGCTACAAGAGATGGATACGTCGGCCGGAAGTGGTACGCAGACCGTGCTGGCCTAAGTACCGCTACGTTAAATCGTTGCGCTAACGAGATGATGCGGGGCGAGATTTTTCTTGATCCCACAGATGGAGTGTGGAAAGTCCCACTTTGTCAGAACGAACAGGAAACGAGAACTGCCGCCGCTTTTGGCGAGAGCAAAAAGCCCGCACGGTGCTTCCGCTCAAGTAGTCATCGCGTGATGGCTTAGGCAGTTACCGTGCAACCTAGAAAGATAATGAATACATATGAACAAGACGCCGATACGGCGCGAAAGTGCGTAGATGAGTTGATTGGCTGGGCGCGTTTGCCAGTCGCGACAACTGGCCTTGAGGACTGCCGGGGAGAACTCTTCCTGTGCATCGACCGTTTAGAGGAAGAAATCCGTCGCCTGCGTCGCGAGATCAACGATCTCACCGATTACCGCCGGGACGACCCGCACCCATGAAGTTGCACGTCATTCCATTAAACGATCAAATCGACCACATCTGCACGTCAAAGTGCTGGTGTTCGCCGTCGAAAACCGACAATAACCAACTGATAATCCACAATTCATTGGATGGCCGGGAGAGCGTTGAGCAATGGGGCGTCAGCGATCCTAGCCGTCCTTGGCAGGTAGTAGAAACACAATGAAAACAGACAAAGAACGACTGATTGAGCTACTGGATCAAGTGCTGGTGCAGTTGCGGCCAAGCCTTGCTTGGGACTGCAACCATCAACTCCGCAGCGATATACGCGTGTGCCTGAGTAGGTTGTCCCGTGGACTTCCCGCCGAGGTTCCCGCCGACCGCAAATTCTTTGGCAGCAACGTTTATATCCATGACTAAAATCCCGTACACCGAAACCAAGGTTTTGCACGATGCCCTGCGCGTTCTGGCACGCGACATTGTTTCCGAAGACGGCGCGGCCAATGTAGCGATTGCCGAAGCAGCAGATCGCCTGTCTGAACAGGCGAAGGAAATCGAGCGTCTTAGAGAGACGAACTGTCATTTGCTCAAGGCTTTAAGGGAACTCCACCCATGAAAGGTCTTTGGATTCCCTACGACCTGATTGCGCGGGACGACCTCTCTCATGCGGAGAGGCTCGTCGCCGCTTTCATCGCCTCCTTCAATCGCGGCTTCACCGGCGGCAATGAGTACATTGCAACCAAGCTGCACTTGGAGAAGCGTACTGTTGATCGCGTCGTCGCAAGCCTTGGCAAGAAGGGCGTTGTCGTCTGGGTTGCCAATGCGCGATACTGCGTCAAAAATTCAGCTCAATAATGCGTACAGATATATACATCGTACTTATACAACCCCTATATCCCCTTACGGAATAAATTTGTCAGTCAACTGCAATAACACACAATGAACAACGTACTAGCAGCCCAACCGGGCGAATACATTAAGGGCAACATCGTTGCCAATGTCTCAGGAGCAAAGGCTCTTACCAGCAAATCTGGGAAGACCTTTTGGAAGGCCACTCTTTCTGAGGGTGGAGTTACGGTGGATGTCACGTCTTTTAGCAAGACGTTTGAACATGTTAACGGCCAGAGGGTCCAGTTTTCGGGTCAGGGCATTAAGCGCGGAGACGACTATCGCGGTGGCATTCAGCTTACTTTCGGCGATAAAGTCGTTTTTAAGCCCGTAGGCGAGGCTACCCAAGCCCAGCCTGCCCCTGCGGCTGAAGAACCCCGTAAAACGCAAGGAAACGCCATTTCTGGGCCTTCCCGCATTGAGGGAGTGACTGTTGGGATGGCTATCAACAAGGCTGTAGACATCCTTATTGATGGTTGTGACCCAATCGGCGCGGATGACCTGTGGCGGACAGCCTCCATGATTATCCGTGTTGCACAGAAGTTGCAAGAAGGACATCTGGCTCCCGTGACTGCGACGAATGAGGTTCCATCTGACGAGGCTCCGTTCTAATGCACGCCTACACCAGAGACGGAATCGCCGTCCACGAGCAGCCTACGAAGTCGAAGACCGCGAAGAATCCTACGAGGCCCACCAACCTCAAGGACATTCGTGAGCAGCGGCTTCTTCCCAGCGTCACGGAGTACACCAAGATGCTGAGTGCGCCGGGGCTTGAGGAGTACAAGGTGTACCAAACCATCCAAGCCTGCTACAACAATCCACCCTTCGCTAGCGAGGAGTTGCAAGCCTATCGAGGCCGCATCACCGAACTCGCAGGGGAGGATGCGGCAGGCGCGGCTGACCTTGGCACCCTGATCCATGCTTCGCTGGAGCAGTATTATACCGACCACGACTCATGGGATGGTACGGCTACGCTCTCAATGCCTGACGGGAAAGCCGTGCCGTGCCGGGAGTTCGTCCTTCCCGCCGTCCACAAAATCGAGCAACTCGGCATCACTCCGCTCTACCATGAGTTGCGCGTCGTCAACAGCTTTGAGGGCTACGCTGGGACGTGTGACCTTATGGGCAAGTATGGCGACAACTTGGCCGTCGTGGACTTTAAGTCCAAACGGACGAAGCCAAACGTTGCCGTTGAGCCTATCGAGACGCATCCCGTACAAATCGCGGCATACCACTATGCCAGCGACCTGTGGACTGGCGACATCATAGAGTTGGCAAAGCATGTTGGCTCCATTGGGGTTAACATCTACATCTCCACCACCGAAGTGGGGCGTGTCGATGCCGTCACCTACGATGACGCCATGATTGGGCGCAGCTACTCAGTATTCCAGAAATTGCTTGCCCTTTGGCGGTGGCGCAATTTCGATCCTCGCGTCAGTTAACCCCAAACGTGGGGCGCGTATACGTCATCACGCGCAACCAAACATGAAAACAGAAATACCAAACGAGACACGTTACACACACGATTTTCCGAGCCACTATCGGAAAGTCATCCATGAGTTGGAAACGGAGGTGGCCCAGCTTCGTGCAGCCATCGGCCAAGTGGCAGACACCTACCTCGACGACAACGATTGCCCTGCTGCGTTTAGGATGAGGAGCATTGCTCGGAGCTTCTTCAAGAATTACAATGAGGAGGGCCAGCTATGAGCGACACACCACGAACAGATGCCCTAGCTCAAGAATGGGACGGAAATGTAAAAAACCTATGGCTTGAATTGCGTGAATTAGAACGCGAGAACGCCGCGCTGCGGCAAGAGCTAGAAGACGTAAATCGTGTCCGCAACTCTATTGAAGGTGCACTCGCCGACGCTTATGACGAGGCAGAGGCAGATTGGATGAGTAAGTCTCGTCTGGCCGACGCAGCCGAAGAAGTGCTCAAAGCGTACATCAACGTGGTTGCCATGGGAACCAATCACCCGTGCCCCGAAAACTTGGCGATCTGCCGACAACTTCGCGCCGCAATCGACGCCGCCCGAGCCAAGGAGGGCCAGCCATGAGCGTGTTTATTGGAGAGCAAGCCATGAACGTGTTGATTAACGGACTCGTAATTGGCTGCGCGTTCCTGCTGATTGGCAGTTTCGTCGCGACCGCTCTAGCCTTTAAGCGTCCGCCACTGTGGGGCTTGGTGCGGGATTGCTTGATCGCGTTGCTTTGCGTCGTTCTCAGCGTGCTCCTAATTTTTGCTGCAATCAAGGGCTTCAGACCATGAGCTTTCCAAGCTTCGCTAATCCCTCCCCGGGGGAATTCTTGCGCGACGCACGCGGGAAGGAGGAGGACTAGCCATGATTGGATTATTGCTTGGGTGTCTTTGCGTAGCCTACGGCGGCTGGCTCGCTAATAGTTGTTTCATGGAGTTCACAATCAGGCTCCGTCCCATCTGGGTTTATTTGGTAGACGGACTGTTGGCTATAGCTTGGATTGGGCTGGGCATTGTCATCGTCATCGCTGCCAAGGAGGCACAGCTATGAACTACGAACAAGTGTTCTTAGGCTCCTGTATGCTGGAGCCAACGCTCATCGACCATGCCATCGGCAGCGGGCTGAAGGCTGATGCGTTCACTAGCGACGACCGCAAGCGGATCTGGCTTCAGTTGCTGGATTCGCGCACGAACAGCAAACTCACGGATATGCAGGCCATCTTCTTGGAGATGGGAACCGACTGCCCCGCTGACGAACTGCTCGCTTGCGAAGCGTCTGCACCCACCCAGACTCACGGAAAGAAAGCCCTGAGCCGTGTGCTTGAGGCTGGGATCATCGCCCAGCTTCGCCCAGCCCTTAACGACGCCCTCTCCCTGATTGACGACGGCAAGCCCTACAAGGACATCAAGGAGACCGTTGAAGCCTTAGCCGAGCACCTCAAGCCAGAGGAACGCACGGAGGTGAGCCTGCCGGAAACTGTAGAAGAGGCGATGGCGTGGATCACCGGACAAGTTACGGGTAACACCGCCGATGAGAAAGTTGTCGTGACGGGCTTGCGCCGCTTTGACGAGGGCGCGGGATCGATTGGGATGCATGAATACGTCATCGTTGGAGCGCGGACCTCCACAGGTAAGTCGTCCTTCATGGCGCAACTCGCGCAGCACAACCTGTATCGCGGATTGAGGGTAGCCTACTTCACCTTGGAGACATCAGCGAAGGCCGTCATCCTTCAGATGGCAGCGCAGCGTGCAGGGGTTAATCTCCGCCATCTGCGGCAGGAGTTTAAGTCCAAGCAAGACGACCTCGTTAATGAGGTGGCCAAGCTCAAGGAGAAGCCCCTGCTTGTCTTTGAGCGCGACCTTAGCCTTGAGCAGATCGAAGCCCGCTGCCGACTCATCGCGGCAACGTGGAAGCCTGACCTCGTAATCATCGACTATCTCGGCCTCATCAAGGTCAATGCAGACGGTGCTTACGAGCGGATGACCAAGCTATCCAAGGCTATGATCCCGCTCAAGAAAGCCCTCGGCTGCACCCTCATTGTCGCTGCTCAACTCAACCGTGGCAACGAACGTGAGGACCGCCCGCCGGGGCGCACCGACTTCCGCGACACCGGAAGCATCGAGGAAGACGCCCACCGTGTGCTTGCCCTGCACCGTCCTAGCAAGGACGATGCTGGTCAGCTACAGGGCTACGACCGCAGCGAATACCTCCAAGAACTCTACCAACTCAAAAACAGAGATGGCGCACTCTACCAAACACGCTTGACATTTTTCGCCCCGCACACCAAATTCATCGAGAGAACAACATGAACACAGACAACCAACAAGAACTGCTCAACCTGTACCGCGACAACAATGCTCTGCGCGATGACCTCAAGGAGGCCGACATCAGCAACATTGAGAAGATCGCTGTTATTAAAGACGCTATCGACGAGCTGCACCAGATCATTGCTAAGTTTCGCCCAAGCGGTGAAGTGGCTGACGCAATTGATGAGGTGATTGCCGACTTGGAAGAAGCCATCCGGTGAAGCGGACGCCTCTCAAGCGGGTGAGCAGCAAGAGGTCCAAGGAGCTACGAGAATATGCGAAGCTCCGTAAAGCCTACCTTGAAGCTCATCCGTATTGCGAGGTGTACCTCCAAGAGAACGGCCTCAAGTACGAAGGCCAACCGCTCAACGCCCCAGCCTCGGAAGACATCCACCACCGCCGGGGACGTTGGCACGGCAGACTGAACGACACAACTCATTGGCTCGCTGTATGCCGCGAGTCACATAACAAAATTCACTACCATCCCCAATGGGCATACGAGCGGGGATATATGCTACCAAGATGACAAACATGGACCTCGACAGTATTGAAGCTAACTACATCCGCATCCTTGAAGCAGGCCAGCACGACGTGCTTGCTTCCCTTGAAACGGGGAACCCCAAGGATTTCTTCGCCGCCCTTGAGCGGCACAAGGCTCTCACCGAGAGCGTGAAGAACGGCGTGGAGGCGTACACGGTGATGACCACTACGCTGCCCTACGACGATGATCGTAACAACTAGAGACAAACTAACCTATGAGGTGCTGTCGGAGACGGTGCATCAGCAATACTACCTCGTTGACCTAAGTGAGCACAAAGGCAACGGGGAGTGTTCTTGCACCGACTTCAGCACGCGCCGCCTACCGATTCTTAACAGGACGGGCAAGATTGTGCAGTATGGGAAGCCAGAGGCCACCCGCTGCAAACATATCAATGCCTGCCTTGTTGAGCTAGGTAGCTTGGTCTTAGACTCAATGAACGGAAGAGCATGAACAAAGACACACAATCTTGGAGCAATTCCAACCTGACCGAGATGGAGGAGCTGTTGCAAAAAATGCAACAACTCGAACGCGAGAACGCCGCGCTACGGGAGAAGGCCGAACGCTATCGGCTGGTTACGCTCAGGCAGGACGCCGACAACACCGCGCTGTGCAACAGGCTCGCGGCTCTGGAAAATCAAACCCAATGGGAATGTTCCTGCGGTGGCACCGACTGCGAGGGTCAGAAGGAGAACGCCGTGCTGCGGGCCGACGCAGAACGCTACCGTTACATAAAAAACAGCGAGACGATGGAGGTGTCTGAAATTCTTCAGTCGTTTTGCGTGTCGATCACTTTTGATCTCGACGCCGCCATTGACGCCGCACGCGCCAAGGAGGCCAAGCCATGACACTCCTACTTGGATTCGCGGCCATCTGGGCCATTAGCACCACCGTTGAGGCTGTCCTCGACTGGATTGACTAATGCCTAAGCCAGAGAAGACACATTGTGGCGGAACGTGGACAAGTGCTCGTTATTGGGGCTTCATCCGTTCTGCCCTGCGGCGTGCCTTCACTCGCTATCCGCCAAACTACCAATGCCGCAATGCGGCTAAACGTACCTACAGGGGACCAAACAAACTACAGAAAAACGAATATCAATGCGGCGTGTGCGGCGGGTGGTTCATCCAGAAGAACACCCAAGTGCATCACGTCGTGGAGTGCGGCTCACTCAAGAGCTACTCCGATCTCCCCGGCTTTGTGGAACGCTTGTTCTGCGAGGCAAAAGATTTGCAGGTGATATGTAAGCCCTGCCATAAAAACATAACCCATGATCCCAAAACTAGACCAGCCAGAGGACGAAAGCAGAGTAAACTGGATTGAGCAATACGTCATCGAGATTGCCTTCACCATTAACGGTGACGGCGATCCCACGTTCAAGATTGTCTACATGGATGAGAGCGAAGAGCACTTGATGATTACCGATGGACCTTCACTACGCGCAGCAATCGACCGTGCTATCCTGAGTGTCCATGCCCAACAATCCTGATGTTGCTGCCGTAGTTGAGGAGTACCTCGCCGCGCATCCTACCCTGCCGAGCCGCCAACTGGCTCGCATGATGTACAAGGAGCACTCGCTCCTTTGGCCCACTTTCGATGCTGCCTACGTGGCGATACGCTATCGCCGGGGTGCGCTGGGAAAGCGTTGTCGTGAAGTCCGTGGATTAACTGAACCAACTACACCTGTGCGCCAAATCCCAGCATCCGTCACCCGTGAGTTCACGCCCTTCATCATGGATGGCGTGGAGAAGGTGGCTATCCTGTCTGACATCCACGTTCCCTACCACACCCCAGCGGCTATTGAGTGCGCGGTGAAACGTGCGCTCAAGGAGGACGTAGACGGCATCATCCTCAACGGCGACACCATCGACTGCCATTCGCTGTCCACGTTCGTCCGTGATCCTCGCGCCCGCAACTTCAAGCAGGAGCGGGATACCACCAACGAGCTATTGGCCTATCTCCGTGAGCGGTTCCCTGATGCCCGCATCGTCTGGCGCGACGGCAACCATGAGGATAGGTTCAAGACCTACATGATGACCAAGGCTCCCGAAATCTTTCATCTGGATGAGTTCGCGCTGGAGAACCTCTTGGCCTTTGACGAGCACGACATCGAATATGTCACGGATAAGCGCATCATCATGGTGGGTGGGCTGGCCGTGATGCACGGGCATGAGTTCTTCAAGGGCTTCGCGCCCCCGGTGAACCCTGCTCGCGGAGCCTACCTTAAGGCCAAGCAGAGCTGTATGGTGGGCCATCACCATCGCACGTCAGAGCACACGGAAACGGCCCTAGACGGCTCTATAACGACCACTTGGAGCGTGGGGTGCCTATCGGACCTCCACCCCGCCTACTCCCCGTATAACAGCTACAATCACGGTGCAGCCATCATCCACCTAGATGGGGACGAGTTTCACGTCCACAACTACCGGATCGTTAATGGCCGCGCTTTGAATTAATACGGCGGATTGAACAGGTACTTATTGACGGCAGCTTGCTGGTCGTCATTAAGCTCGTCCATCATCGTATTGTAGTCGTTAAACAGGTCTCTGCCGCCCATATTGATGGCCTGCTGAATAATCGCGATGTCTGCGTTGGTCTTCGTGGGAAGCATCAACGCAGCACGCGCCTGCGGGAACGCGACAATATTTGCAGGATTGGCCTTCTTGATGAAGTTCATTCCGGCAATTGACTCAAGAGCCATCGAGGTGGCGCGGGCAGCAAACAGATTCGGATAGGGAGCAGTAGCCACCAAGTTAGCCGCACGCTGGGTGTTGAGGCCGCGCTTAGACAGATCCAAGTTTAGCTTGGTGTCATAAGCTACCCAAGCCTCAAGCATATCCATGCGCTTTTGCCCAATAAGGTCGCGCATCGCATCGACACGTTCCTTGGAGCCAAAGACGTTCTTAACAATCGAGTCTACGTCGTAACGCTCGCGGTTGCCCTTAACACCAGATGCTACGGCATTACGGGAGTTCTCAAAGATACGCTGGAAGGCCATATCCCCAAGATCCGCACGCTGCTGAGCGGGCATCCTATTCAAAAAGTTCTGAATGTAGGCTGGGCGGATTTCGTTGTTGAAAATAACAGCATCCAGCACCTCTTCCGGATTACGGGCAGAGAACGTATAGTTGCCGTTACGGCTGAGCGATAGCAAAGACTCGGCAAGACCATTGCGACGGCTCTTAGCCAACGACACAGCCTGATCGAAATACTTATTGGCCTGATCGAGTCCAGCCTGCTGGGCAATGCCGATGGCCTCATCAAACTCATCCATCGTCGGCAGAGATGGACGGGTAAATAGACCGCCAACACGCTGTAGGGCATCTTGACGCTCAGCAAAACGACGAAGGGCATTAACTCCGTTTGGCCCACCAAAGAGTTGATCGCGCACGCCTGCGTCCTTCATGGAGTCCATGCGGCGAACCAACCCAGCGACGTTGATAACGTCCTGACCAGCAACCTTTTTAGCAGAGTCGCCAATCATGGTGTCCAGCACAACGCGGCGTACCTGATTGAATGTCTTCGGTGGAATAAGCTGCTGGGCAACATCCCAGTCTGTTTTCTTGCCCTGCATCAAAACATCTACGAAGTCGCTAGGGTTGTTGAAATTGCCAGAAACAATATCTGCACCAAACTTATTGGTTTCAGCAAGTTCGGCTAGTTTCTTGTACTCAGAGTTGTACTGGCGCATCAAATCGCCGCCCTTGCCAGTCAGCTTTGAAATAGAGCTATCCATGTCCTGCGACAGTGCTCCATAGAGTTTCTTTGCTGCACCAACATCCAAGCCGGGGAACAAGTCCGCCTTGCCACCAATAAACTCACCAAGACGGGAACGGATATTGCGAACAGCCTGCAACTGTTGAGTGGTTCCAGCAGCTTGCTCAAGATCAGCAACGATGCCTCTAATAGTAGGCGTTGTATCAATTTGAGCCAACTCACCAGTTGCCGGATCAATTCCACGCAGAGGTGTTGATTTTAGATCCGCAATTGCCTTCTTGGTATTGTTGAGTGAAACGAAAAACTTGCCAGCACCAGATTGTTTGGCGGCTGCATCAATTTCATTCATCGCAGCATCAAACACCGTCTGAAGATTGGTGCGGTCATCAATAATGCGCTTCGACGCTCCGGCCAAGGATGCTGAAACAATCTCACTTGGCTGAAGATTAATCTGTGGGGCAGCGGCATCAATAACCTGCATTGCCTGAGCATCAATAGCCTGCGAAGCACGCCCCAAAGCCTTTTGAGTGGTAGCGCGAATTTGGCGATCCGCATCAGACACCGCATTAGCAATGTAGTCGCCAACAGCCTTAGCACGCTGAGCAGCAGGATTGGTGGTGGACTCACGAATCGCCTGACCAAGTTCAGCGGAGTTCACCGGATTAATACCAGCCTGTTGAAGCGTTTTTACAGCCTGACGGCCTTCCGCCTCAATTGCCTTGTATTCCTTAGCAATCGCAGAACGAGAAGCAGCCTTTTCGGCCACTTTCCCGGCCACCACGGGGAGCATAACGCCACCAGCAAACTCAGCAGCCAACTGGGGTGCGCGGCGCGCAGCAATCTCAGATGGATCGATATTCTGGTCCGTAGCAAAACGGAACAAGACATCCTGCACAGCACCAGTAAGCTGGGAGGCGGCGGCACTAGCACCAGATAGCTTTGCCAGCTTTGCAAGGTTTCCAGCGGGGCCGGGAGTCATAGCCAAAGCAGACGTTGCACCAGCAATCAACTGCGGGGTCTGTCCAGCAAGAGCAGCAACATCTCCAGCATCAAGACCAGCGGGATTATCTACTACCCAGCGATCTTTGATGTTAGGACTATCAGGAGATCCAGTCTTAACCAAGTAGCGATTGTCTCCAAGATGAACCCAATTGCCCTGTCCATACTCAATGTCATAGAAACGCTCTACGTCCTTTTGATTTGGGGCAAAGCTCTTGATTGCGCGGCTTCCAAGGGTAGTAGTTTGCTCAGACGGAGGAACTACAGGTTGTTCAAGCCCAAGCTCAACCTGTAGGTTTCTAGCACGCGCAGCAGCCATCTGCTCGGGCGTTCCAGAAACAATTTCAGGAGCGGCCTGTCGCTCAAGAGCGGCAAGCTCAAGCAGACGCTTTTCATCATCAACAGCACCACGCTTACGGGCGTTGCGTGCCGCTTGGATAAATTCTTCGTAGGTCGGCATTTTAAGAATCAACCGCGATTGCGACGGAAAACCACACCATCGGTTTCTTCATTATACGGAGAGATTGGTTCTCCGGTATTATTGCGTTTAACATTGCCGCCGCGCAGCTTAAGAAGCGTTTCGCGCAGCTTAACAAGGCGGTCGCGGAGAACCGACTCAGAGAGAGACGGATCAAGTGTAACAATCGTTGAAGAAAGTGCCTGACGTTCGCCTTCGGTAAGGTTACCAAAACCCGTAGATCCAGTTGGCGAAAGAGCCTTTAGTGCTTCAATTTCATCAATAGCAACACCAGCCTTGATGGAGTCAATAAGCGTAGAAAGAGCTGCCGTATCAGATCCTACGGTTCCCAAAGAGAGAGCCCGCATAGCTGGGTTAACATATGGGAGACCCTCAAATGTTCCGCCAGCACCAGCGTTAGAAAGAGCAATTGCTTGGTCAATATTTCCAAGCGTTGACTCCAGTTTGATTTGCTGGGTGCGAAGGCGTTCATTAAACGCCCTCTGTTTTTCCTCAGCCGCAGCCTTCTTTTCTTCAGCCGCAGCAGCAGCTGGGCCACCTTCAATGGGGCGAAGCGCACCAGACCGCGTATACTCATAACCAACAGGAGCCGTTGGCATCTTGGGCGTTTGCATCTCCTGAGCCAAGGCCAATGCCTGCGTATCGCGTAGGGTGGCCTGAGAGCGTGCATCCTCAATTTGAGCCTGCATTGATTGACGCTTGAGGTTCTCTTGCTGGAAGGCGGCGCGAACATCATCCGTAGCGGCGGCAAGGGCGGTTTGCTGAGCCACGGGATCAGAAATGCCCAACAGGCTATCAACAGCCTTGCGACGAGCCTTCTCGGCGTCCTTCTCAGCTTTAATATCACGATTGGCCTGCGCAGCCTGCGAGAAGTTGATAAACGTCATTACGCCGTTTGGACCAACGGAGCGAACGGCGGCATTAGCTGCATCACGATCAAAGTTTCCAGACCCATCATCAAACATGGCGTAAGTGCCGGGGTCTTTCTTGAAGTTGGTTTCAAGGAAGCCAATCGTCTCGCCAATCTTCTTCTCCTCTTCCTTCTTCTGCTTGTAGTCGCGAATTGCGCTGCCAGCAGCCTGACCTAGACTGGCAATGCCCTGTGCAATGGCCTGACTGCCAGCCATAGACCCCTGCATATAGGGGGTGTAGTTGATTGCGCCAAGACTGGCGTTAATGCCTGTACCAAAGCGTGCCATGTTAGGAGAAGAGATAGTTGTTAATACGGGAGTCCATCCACTTGCGGATTAGGTTCTTAATGCGCGGCTTGTTCTTGAGCCACGCAGCAAAGCCCTCGCCATGCTTGAAGTAGAGCTTCTTGAACCAAGACGGCGACTTCATTACGAGCCATTCACGGAACATCATCCAGCGCGGATTGGTTTCGCCATACACTTCGCGGGCTACCCAGCATCCAATAATTGAGCTAAGGATGTTTCCTCCAGCTTGATATTTAGCGGCAGTAATCGCACCCTGAGCCGCAGCGCGAGCACCGTAGGTAGCCGCCTGATAGTTGCCGAGGTTGGCGTTCTGTTGGAGGGCGAGGTTAACACCAGCGTTCGGGTCAAACACCTGACCGCCCATGCTCTGCATCATGCCCGTAGCCAAGCCCTGCTGATTCTGGCCCACGCCCAGCGCACCGGACGGACGACCAAGGACAACGCTCATGGGGTCAAAGGCTGCGCCGTAAAGGCCAACCAACTGGCTCTGATAGGCACGATTGGCAGCCATTTCTCCCTGCTGCGCCTGACCAAGCATACCAAGGTTAGCAATATTCTGCTGCTGTTGGGAGGCTTGGAAGGCTCGATTTGCAAGCCCCATATTGGTAAGCTGCTCAGCGTTAAACAGGCCCACTTGATTCTGCGCGGCTTGGTTAGCCAGAGCAGCACGCATAGCCACGTCCTGATTGGACAGTCTTCCCTGATTGGCGGCACCAGCACCAAATTGCGCCGCAGCATTCTGGGCCTCGATGTTAGCCAGAGCCATCTGCTGCTGAGCCTGCTGGTTGGCAGCAGCCTGCTGGAGAAACGCCTGCTGGTTAGCCAGCGTAGCCTGATTCGCAGCACCCGCACCAAACTGAGCAGCCTCCTGAGCGGCTTGCATATTCGCCAAACCAAACTGGTTAGCCGCCGACTGATTGGAAAGTCCATACTGACCAAGCAACGCCTGATTGGCGAGGTTGGCCTGCATTGAGGCTTGCTGGTTAGCGAGAGCAAACTGCGCAGCCTGCTGGGCGTTAAACTGCCCCGCCTGCATCCCGGCCTGCTGATTGGCTAGGGCGAAACGAGCAGCCTGTTCGGCGTTAGCCATAGCCGCAGCGTTCTGCGCGGAAGCACCAAACTGCGCTGCCTGATTGCCAGCAGCCATGTTAGCCAAACCAGTTTGGGAAAGGATGCCCTGATTAGCCAAAGCAAACTGCGCTGCGCGGTCAGCGTTCGCCATTGCAGCGGCGTTCTGAGCCGTAGCACCGAATTGACCAGCTTGGTTGAGCGCAGCCATATTGGCCGAAGCGGCAGACATCTGGGCCTGCTGATTCGCCATAGCAAACTGAGCGGCTTGCTGAGCATTAGCCATCGCGGCAGCGTTTTGAGCAGTGGCTCCAAACTGTCCCGCCTGATTAGCGGCTGACGCACCAAACTGGCTAGCCTGATTCATGGCGGCCTGATTAGCCAACGACATCTGAGCAGCGACACCCTGATTGGACTGCGCGGCCTGCAACATCGCGGCCTGATTGGCCTGCTGGAGACCCAAGTCCTGACCGTAAACCCCCGTAGCAAACCCACGGGAAGCACCGAGATCAGCAAGGTAAGCCTGATTGAGAGCAGACGCCTGCTGAATGTCTTGAGCCTGACGCTCACGCACGGCACCCGCACGGGACATGGCTTCAGCGGCAATAGCCTGATTGCTCATCTCCAAGCCACGGGCAGCAAACGCCTCACGGGTTGCCTGTTGGGCATTGCGAAGCTCTTCTGGGCTAAGTTGGCCCGTGGACGTAGCCATCTGAGCCGCACGCTGGCGGAAGGTCTCAGAGGCAGACGTGGGCGCAGCCTGCAAAGCCTGCTGGTACAACGCCTGACCAAGCTGACCCTGCTGAACCTGTTGCGCAGCGATGTCGGCAACAGCAGCAGCCTGAGCGGCGTTATATCCCTGAGCTTGATAGCCCTGAGCAGCAACTTGAGGCGCGGCACCAAGAAGAGCCGCCTGCATCTGTGCGGCCTGATAGCCCTGCTGTTGAACAGTCGGAGCAGCACCAAGGGTGGGCGCGGCAGCACGTTCAGCTTGGAAGCCCTGCTGCTGCACCATCGGCACAGCCCCAGCAGATACAGCCTGCATGGTGGGCGCACCACCCAAGAGAGCAGCCTGAGCCTGCGGAGCGGCACCAGCCATCGTAGCCTGACCCTGAGCCGCTTGGAAGCCTTGCAGGGAAACGGGCTGAGCAGCCGCCTGTTGCGCAGCCGTACCAGTTGTAGCCTGATAGCCTTGGAGGTCTACTTGCGGACCTTGGTCAATTGTGTTGGCCGTAGCTTGCGCTACGCCGACATCGCCAAATCGCTGTGCTCCGGTAATTGCGTTTTGCAGCCCACCGTAAAAGTCAGTCTTGCCACCCATGCCCCGCGCAGCCTCAAGCTGAGCAAACATCTGGGGGTTGGCCTGCATAAGCGCAGAGAGGTAACCTCCGCTCTGGCTCTGAAGGGCGCGGATGTCTGCATCGCGCTGGAGACGATCAGCCGTTTCCTGAGTCTGAACAAGCTGTGGCGTAACCTGATTGAGAATGTCAATGACACCAGCCTGTCCGTCTACACCACGAAGATATTGCTCCTGCTCTTGAAGGTTGAGCTTCGTATACTGCGGACGGAACTGCTGCTCTGCGCCCAGCAGCTTCTCCTGCAACGCCGGATCGGCCATTGCGTTGATGTAATCCAACGATGCTTTGCCGGGATCAACGGGAGCCGGGGCGGGAGGCGGGGCAGATACGGATGTTTTCATTTACGCAAGTCGCTCGAATGTAGACGCATTGTACCATCGAAACCGATTAGTGCCGTCCTTGTTGCGCCGCCACCCAATGTAGGGCAACGGGTAGGGAGCTTGGTTCAAGAACCACTTGAGGCAGTTCTTGCCTACCGCGCAATGGACATACCAACAATCGGGGTTTTCGGGATGCCAACAATCATCCCCCTTCGCTATCTCAATGGGCTTAGCCATGAGGAACCTGTCCTCAAAACTAAGCACCACTCCGTTGGTTAGATACCAAGTAAGCTGTTCCTCAAAGTTGAGGCCGCGCTCCACGAACATTTTCTTGGCCTCATAAATAGGCTTCATTAACTAGCTTCTGTCACAGAACGGAACGCCTGAGAAGCCTCAAGTTTCACCATTCGCAGCTTGGGTCGGCCCTTGGTCGGTACGAACCGCATCTGCATACCGTAGGCGCGGATGTTACCAATACGGCCACGGACGGAGCTGTCCTCCCCAATAGGAAGGTCTTCACCCAAGCTCTGAGCTAGAGTGTACATCTCTGCCTCCTTATCAATGTTCTCCGAAATCATCGTAATCTCGGCATCGCTAGGCTCCTGATCGGAGGACTCGACGTGAACCTCGTAAGCATTGAAGCTCTTACGGCCAACGTCGCCAAACGTATACTGGCGGGTAGTTACCTCTGCCTCAATGGGGTAGGGCGTAGAGGCCGCCCCCGGTCGGGTATAGATGTAGTCGAAGGCATCAGGGCGTTCGTCAAGGACGTGTACACCGCCGAAGCTGTTAACAGCGTATAGCTTGTTCACCCCGCCTGCTCCGCTGACGATAAGGTTGGAGATGTTCCAGCCGCTCTGGTCAATCAGGTCCATGCTCTCCCAGCCCTCGTTCAGAAGGTTGTAGATCAGTATGGCATTGTTGCGGGTGCTGCCATCAATCGGTACTGCAATCCAATAGCGATTGTCATGGTAGACGGCTACAGCGTTGTGCGCGTAGTCTGGGTTGATCCGCTTGATGAGAGGATTGATGGGGTCAGACAAAGGCAGTCCTGCCCCGCGCAGATTGTACAAGTCTTCAAACTGCGTAGCGTAGATGCCGTTGTCCGATAGGAAAAATATCTTGTTGCCGATGGTAACGACACTCTTTTGCGCTACTAGTCCAGCCTCGCGAGTGATCTCCTTGAGGCTGATGTCGTTCAGCGAGCCGCTCAGGCCCATCATTAGATGGATGGAGTTGCGGTTGAAGATGACGGCGTTATCCTCAGTAAACGGGTGAACATACTGAAGATAGTCAGCGATGCCCGCAGTTACCTTTAGCTGGTTGAGGATGCGGTCGTAGGTGTCCGAGTCAAAGATGTCGGACAGGAGAATCTCATCCCGCACGTTACGGCTCGCAACCGTCTCGCTACCGCTGCTGCCAGAGGTCGTGTAGTAGTAGGGGACAATCAGACGACGCTGGTGATACACACCCCACGGGGGCGCGGGCATATGCGTGAAGCCAAGCTGGGAAGGCTGCTTCTTGGCATACACCACGGTTGTGGCCGTAGCGTCGGAAATCTCTGCGTAGAACGTAAAGCTACCAGTTCCCGGCACCGTAGCCACAACGTAAGGATTACTTTCTGAAAGCTCCGTTGTTCCGTTGTTTACGACATATATAATGTCCCCAACATTTAAGCCGTGGGACGCTTCTGTAACGGTGACAATACCATCCGTAATCACCGTGTTGTTTGATGCATCCAAGTAGGTGCTCGCCGCGTAGTTTCCATTAGCCACCTTCGTGAAGGCCGGGGAGCCAGAAAAGCTGCCGTTCCATTGCAGAGCAGTAGCTCCGTCGCGGAAGATGAACACCTTGTTGAAGGCTTGCAGCATATTCACCGACGACGTGAGCGTAATCCCCGTGGGGTACGCAATCGTAGTGGTCGCCTTCGTCGTCATGTTGATGGCGATAGCGTTCTCGTACAGGGCGAGAATGATGTACTCCTGATTGCTGCTCGCAGGGTCAGAGAACAAGCAGGAGCCAAATGCGCCGTTGAGGGCGGTGGTCCCAACGATAGCACCACCAGCCTTGGAGGTGCCGCTAACCGAGTAGGTCTCGCTACCCGTAGCTCCAGCAATCTCGTAGGTGAATGTGGTGTTGCCCGTAACGGTGACGGTCTGGTTGCCGTTGGGGTCTACGGTTCCGGGACCAACATCCACAATTGCAACAACATAGGATGACGAGAAGCCGTGGTTGGTAGACGTTGTAATCGTAACCGTCGTACCAGATCGGGTGGCCGAGCTAATCGTCACTTGGGGCCACAGGTAGAACGGCAGGGCCAGAGCCTCGTTCACGGACCCAATCGTAGGGCCAAACGTATCTACGCCGGGACGCACTTGCCACGTCCCATCGACGTTCATACGTCCGTTGACGGACATAGCAAGCTCGCCAGCCTTCAGTTGGTCGGGACGTAGCCGATTGCCAAACCGAGAAAAGCCAATGTCCGCATCCTCCGTGAGCGGATTGTCACGGGGACCAAAGTTGCTGTAACGAGGCATGACGGTAGTTTACACTATCCGCCCGCTCAACTACTTCATCTTCCGACGCTTGAAGTCAACGCCCTTGATGGTGCCTTTGTTGCGAGAAGCGTAGAACACTTGTTCGCCGCGCTTCTTGCCATATTCCTTCTTCATTCTTGATAAAATCTTGGAACCCTTTTTAGTTAGAGGCATGGTTAGCGGTATCTAGCGGTTTTCTTAGCAATGTTCTTGGGCTGCTTAACAAACTGTTTACCAGCCTTCATTCCCTTGCGCTTAGCCCTGTTGGTCGCGGCCTTCTCGGCGGGACTCAGGCTCTTCCAAGCGGCATCAGGGAGATAGCGTTCTCCCGTCTTGAGGCTGGGCTTGCCGGAGGACGTACGCCACTTCTGGCGGGTCCAATCAACCAAACTGCGCTGCTGAGGTTTCACTTTGGAGTCTTATAACGTCCGCCCTTAGCCTTGTACTTCTTAGCGAGCATTTGACTTTTCCTCGCGGACCATTGGCCCGGACGGCCCCCCTTGCCGCCAGCCTTAATCGACTCAAAGAGCCGCTTACGCATGGTCGGCTGGGTGTACACGCCAGCAGAGTTTACTGTTGAACGACGTTTCACGAACAAGACTTGCGCTTGCCCATTTCACACTTGCGCTTTTTGCAGTTCATTTTGCCCTCCCCTTCGTAGTCATCTTCCATCATGTCTTCAGCGTCTTCAAAAGCCTCTTCGGCTTCCTTCATGCGCTTGTAGAGCATGAACTCCTGCTTCATTGAACGGTTTTTACGATTTTCCTTCATGGTTAACAGTCCCAAGCCCGCCGACTCCAATTAGGCAGCCCTTCTCCATTGTTTATGGTGAACATAGGCTCCATTGGCTACTCTGCACATACAGGTTGAGTCTAAGTTGTTTTCTAAGCAAAAGTCCGGAAGATGATTAACGGTTACCGTTTCCCCAGATGGAGATAGAAACTGATAAGTCTTGGACCTTTTCTTATTGGATTCGGCAATTTTAACTGAACGTTGTTCGGGGGTAAGTTTAGCAGGTAAATATCTAAACTTTGAGGATTTGTTGCCCCAGCGACCAGAAAGCATCTTTTGTCTAGAAATCGGATTTGCCCACTTTTGCTTTCTTATTTCCGAAATCTTTTGTTTCCATTGCGGGCTTTTTGTATGGGGATTGCCAATCTTTCGTGCTCCCGCTCCACCGGGAAGCATATTGTAGCCATTTGAAATGCAATCAAATTTCAGTATTAGGTATTTCTCTAGGCTATTTGCTTCATTCTGGGTGCAGACGGAACACAGCTGTTCTACAACAAATGATTCTGGCCCATATTTCTTAATGGCCCTAGCTAATCCCCTTCTGTTTGGTCTTGTATTAGAATCGCTACAGTGACCCTTAAATCTTTCTTGTGGCAGATACCGCGACTGACCGATATAACGCTTTCCGTTAATTAGATTCGTAACGCAGTAAATGTAGATTACTTGCATCCCCAAGCGCGTCTAGACCAGAAATTAGCGGAAAGTTTGTTGGTCTTGCCCTTGATGCCGCCAGACCGAGCGCAGTAGCTCTTCTTGCGGGCAGGCTGGTTCTTCTTGATGCTCATGTTAGCATCTCCAAAGCGGACGATACGCTCCTGCCCATTCTGACAGGCTTTGACGACAAACTTCTTGCCGCCCTTCACCTCGCGCCGGGGCGAGTTGCACTTCATAGCCTTCTTATTCATCGCTCTTTAGGATCTTAATGAGCTTGGTAACGGTGTAAGCAATCGACACTAGAACGAGGATGAAGGCCGCAATCTCGTTCACTTGAGTGAGGGTGATTGTTCCCAAGGAGCCTCCTACGGTTACGCCAAACACCTTGATAATGTCGTTATCGAAGATCATTTGCGGATGAGGGCAGTCATACGGCTACCGAACCACCACGCAACTGAGGTGCCTGCCAACATCATGAAGCTCTGAATGGCTTCCACCTTGAGGTATTGGTCCTCGATCAGGAAGAAGCTGATGAAGGAGCCAAGCACTAGGCCGATGGTGAGGAAGGGGCGGGTGATGGCGCGGACGTTAGCTGCCCACGGTGCCACCTTCTCCGTCATGTCTGCGGCAGATGCCGACTGAGACGCCGCGAATGCGTTCCATGCCGCAAGTGCCTCAGCACTAGCAGCTTGCTTATCAAGCATATCCAGCGCAAACTTGTTGTCCTGCTTCTTCTCCCAGATGCGAATCACCGACGTAGCAACGCTGCCGAACAGCCCGAAGAGACCGCCCGTGCCAGCATTAAAGAGAAGCTCGGACCACCAGCTCATGTCGTGTAGTTCACTTGGGCCATGCCCCGCCAGCGTGCGCCGCTGTCGTCAGTAACAAACACAAAGAGGTGGGTCTTGCCCGTGGACAGGGTGGGGGCCGTATCGTTCGGCCACTTAACCGTAGCAGGCCAACTAATCGTTCCAGACGTGTTCTCCACCTCAAGGGCGAACGCATACGCGCCCGAGGGGGCGTTGCTGAAGGTGAAGGTGCTATTGGCGTTAATGGTCTTGGTGAAGTAGTTGCCCAGCGAACAATCGATATCTAGGGCACCCACAGCCGTTACTGCACCCTTATACTGTCCCGTGGTCTCAAGGCTCGTAAACTTGCCGGAAGAGGCTGTAGAAGAGCCAATAGGGCGCGGGCTGGCAAACACCTGAGCAGCCGTGGTCTTGCGGAGGGCTACATCCGCCGCGCTATGCACCAGAATCGTGTCGGCATCCGCCAACACCGTCTTGGCCGTCTGATCCGTAACGGCACCGGGGAGCAGTACGGCATCATCAACATGGTCGTTGAGATTGGTTGCCGATACGAGGTTCGACGGGGAGGTCGTCCCGTAGGTGGTGCCTTTTTGAATCTGGGCCATGACTTAGTATATCAGGGCTTTACGGGCCAGACGACGTTGTGCGGGAATCCAGCCTGAGCGGTGATGTCGCGGAGAGACTGACGATAGGTAGTCCACGCCACTTTGGCCGTATTGTCCAACGGGGTGTCGTTAAGCTGAGTCCAGTCGCATTCAGCCAGCTTAGCATTGCGCTCGCGGCGTACGGAAGCCGCCTTCTGGGCATCAATCTCAGCCTTCTCTTCTGCCGTGTACTTAACCCACAGCTTTATCTCCACCACCTCGTAGGGATGGATGACGAACATTGACCCCGAAAACTTCTCATCCACAGCACCCTCATCAATACGAACCGGAAGCCAACCAAGGGCGCGAAGCTCGTCATTGCTCAGCCAATTGAGGCCAGATACATTGCGCCAGCTACTCGGCAGGGCGCGAGGCCCATCAACAATGGCGTTATTCTCTACCAGACAGTAGTTCATGTTCGTAGTTTAGGGCTTTGATTTCCTCAAAGGGGTGGGTCCAATCGCCATACTTCTGCTGACGGAACAGCCGCATAGAGTTGTAGTAGGGCGTTTTAGGGCCGGGTTCGGCATACAGATAATACCCCATAATTGGAATGACAACCCAAGTGGGGACACCCATTGCTGCGGACAGGTGGCTTACGGATGTACAGCTACTGATTACAAGGTCGCAGGAGCTTACGGCCTTATGCGTATCGTGCCACGTCTGGAGGGGTACGTCCTGCACCCAGCTAGGCTTGTGCTCTAGGTCGGCATCCCGTTGAAGGGAGATAAACTCTACGTCGTCCCGCTTAACGGCATCGAAGAACAGGTGGGCCGGGAACAGCTTGTGGTGCTGGGCCTCAAAGGTCTTGTTGCCTGACCAGCGCAGACCTACCCGCAGCTTCTTGCTATGGACAATGAAATCTCGATGGATGTAGGAGTCTCCGCGAATCGTGTTTTTCTTGATGTTCAGGTAGATCGGGGACGACATCCCAGCCATCCAATAGTCGTGATAGACCCCGTACTCTGCCCCGTGCTGCACTACGGCATCGGCTAGGTCTGTAGACGAAATAAACGAAACAAGCTCCCCAGAGCAGCTAACAATGGGACTGAAGCCGTTGGAGCGGAGTTCGCGGGTGTAGCGCACCTGATGCAGTTGATCTCCCAAGCCGCCCTCTAGGTGGAGCAGGATGGTTTTGCCGCTGCGCCCATCCCACTCAGGCTGCGGGGTGTTGGGCTGGCTGTTGCCAAATACGCCTACCTTGCGCCCACGATGGAGCAGCTTGTAGCCCTCTTGGATGTTGCCGCCTCGCAGTTCGTACCAGCCACGGTTGTAGGCTGCGCGGTGGTCGTTGGGGCGTTCCACCTTGAGCTTATCGGCAATACGCTTACCATCGTCAAATTTGCCAATTGTTGACGCTGCAAGCTGTACATCGAGGTCGTCTAGTGGTGCAATGGTGCGCGGCTTAGGGAGCCAGAACTCAGGCTGACAGAACTGACCGTAATGGTAGCCGAGAACATCCTTGGCCGACTCGTTGTGTTGCCGAGCTAGCTTGGGCTTGATGTCGTGCAGGCCAGCTACGCCATGAATGCCCTCGTCGTCCTCCTTGACGGTAGAGCCGTCAATGCGTTCTAGGTCATACTCAAACGGGTCGAGGCCAAGGAAGTCGTGGATGCGCTTAAGCTGGGTGCGCGGATCGGCCAGAAGGTCTTCATATTCCACGAACAGGAAGCACTCTGGGTCAGCTTGGTAGCCAGCCTGTAACACTTGGTAGGAGGTCTTGAGATGCCCAGCAAGCCCAGACTTATGCACGAAATCGTCGAGGTCCGTTGGCTTGGCTACGCGAACAAACGAAGCCATGCAGTCGGGAACGCTACGAACCGTTGCAATGATGCGCGGCTTGTGCCCAAGCACTTGGCCCATTGCAGAAACCACCACAGGAAGAGGCCAATTACGCGCCTTATCAATGACAACAGGCTTGTCCGTAACCTCGTCATAGTAGCCGTTAATCAGGCCACGCATAGCGTTTGCCAGCTTCTTGCGATCTAGGTCGTTTTTCTCAAGAAGCGGCTCTCGGTGCCACGCTGAGGCAAGAGCATCAAGCGCAGCACCAAGACCAGAGGTGGTTGAAACGTGCGTCTGCGGATTCTGGTTAAGAATCGCAGCTAACACCGTCGAGCCAGAACGAGGAAGGCCAGAAAGGAAGTGAAGTTTCTTAGGCAAGTTGTTGCTCACTTAGCCTTTCTGACAGCTACTAACGTAAGGTAAAGACTTTTATGCTATTGCGTTGTAGCAAGAGCACTTGAGTATGCGGCTGCAATCTTATTCCAATTAGTCAATGATCCAATTTGTTTTGGGGATGAATATGATGTCGTGTTTCCAAGACCAAGCCTTCCATTCCCTCCAGAACCCCAAGCCCAAAGCGTTTTGTCAGTTTTCACAGCAACAACAAATGATCCACTAGCAACAATGTTGCTCCAGTTGCTCAAAGATCCTACCTGCACTGGAGATGATCTATTTGCAGTATCTCCAAGACCGAGTTGACCATTACTATTGTTTCCCCAAGCCCAAAGTGTTCCGTTGGTCTTGATGGAAAACGAAGATCCGTCGCCAGTAGCTACTTTGTTCCAATTGGTAAGAGATCCAACTTGCGTTGGCGAACTTCTATCAATTCCAGAGTCTCCAAGCCCAAGAGCACCAGCAGCAGAGTAACGGTTTAACCCGCACGACCAAAGCGTTCCATCGGTTTTAACAAAAAGAGAATGCAGGTTAATTGCTGCATCTGCCCAATTTGTTCCAGAACCAATCTGTACTGGAGATGATCTTGCGGTAGTGTTTCCAAGTCCTAATTGCCCTTCAGAATTTCTTCCCCAAGACCAAATAGTTCCGTCTGTTTTAATAGCGATTGTTGCCGTACTACCAGTAGCTACTTTGCTCCAGTTGGTCAATGCACCTACCTGTACTGGCGATGACCGATAAGTTTGATTTCCTTGACCAAGCTGACCTTCGCTATTGTTACCCCACATCCAAAGGGTTCCGTCAGTCTTAATAGCAGCACTAAAATTTGGAGTGCCACCACATTTCATAAGGGTTGCCCAATCCGTAAGAGAGCCAACCTGTTTTGGAGATGAGTAAGTGGTTGTATTACCAAGCCCAAGCCTTCCAGATCCTCCATTGCCCCAAGCCCACAAAGCTCCACTTTCGCTAATAGCGAGGGAGTGACCTGACCCCATAGCAATTTGGGACCAAGTTGTTAGTGCGCCAACTTGTTTTGGAGATGAATACGAGGTCGTATTCCCAAGACCAATTTCGCCATATATATTGCGTCCCCATCCATACAGTCTATTATCTGCACCACCAGCCCCAGCCGCACCCATCGCAAGTTTGATAACGTTCGGGTCCATAATTAGTTAACGTAGTCTACTAGGGAAGCTCCACGCCAGCGTGTGCCGCCGTCGTCGGTGACAAAGATGAAGATGTGGGTTTTGCCCGTGGTTAAGGTTGGTGCCGTGTCCTTGGGCCACTTCACAGAGGTCGGCCAAGTGATGGTGCCGGAAGTATGAGTGAGTTCAAGCGCAAACGCAAATGAACGGCTTGCCGGGGGGTTGCTGAACGTAAACGTCGAAGCCCCGTTGATGGTCTTGGTGAAGTAGTTGGCCGTTGAGCAGTCTACGTCCAAAGCGGCCATAGCCGTGATGTTGGATGCGTAGTTGCCAGACAGGTCAAACTTGCTTGCCGGGGACGTTTGCCCAACACCCATCCGTCCATTAGACTCGATGCGAAAGACTTCCGCGCCGCCTTCCGTAAAGGCCATACTATCAGCCGCAGGGAAAAAGATACCCGTGTTGGTATCTCCTGTCGTGGTGATAGCTGGAGCCGAAACGGTACCAGCGGAGACGGTGGCAACACCCGTAGCCTCAAGGGTCGTGAACTTGCCAGCAGCAGGAGCAGTTCCGCCGATTGCAGGGGGCGAGGCGAGGTAGGTAGAGAAACCCGTGCCACTCACCGTACTTGAGGCAGAAAGCGTCGTAAACGCGCCGGAAGAGGCACTAGAAGCTCCAATGGACGTTCCGTTAACAGATCCGCCCGTAATGGCTACGTTACTGGCGTCCTGAGACGAAATCGTGCCGAGCGTAGGAAGACCAGTAAGGTCCGAGTACTTGCCCGATGTAGCCACCGTAGCCAGTCCGCTAACTCGCGCTACAGGCACAGTACCCGTAGTGATAGTGCCGAGGGTAACGATGTTGGTGCTGCCGCCCCAAGTGGACAGCGCGGTGTTCTCTACGTTGCCAAGGCCGAGGTTGCTTCGCGCACCGCTATCCGTGCTGGCTCCCGTGCCGCCATTGGCAATGGCAACCTGTCCGGTGAGGCCAACGGTAACGGAAGCATCCGCATTGGTAATGGCGATGTTCGTTCCAGCCGTCAGCGTAGCATTCTTCCAGAGCGAGTTGGTTTTGTCGTAAATAATCATAGAACCCGCATCAGGGGTTCCCGTGATTTGAACATCGTGGATCTCGTTCAGTTCGTAGCCGTTTTGGATGCGAACATAAAGCTGACCATTGCCGTTGTTGGCGCGTTCAATAATGCCAACAAACACCATGTGGTTGGGAGCGTATGGCTTTACGTTGGTAATACTGCCAGCAGTGGATCCAAGATAGACGGCATCACCATCCGAATAACTGCCAAGATTAAGGCCATCAACCACACCAACCAAAGTGATGGTTCCGGTGCCGCCAGCAGAAATGCTAGCATCGCTAACCACACCAACCGTCTTGGAAGAAGTGGCGTCGGAACTGTTGTTTGCGAGCTTAACCGACATACGGTTGCCCGTAGCGGCATAGGCATAAACCACCTGACCCTTGGTGATAGCTACTGCCTCATCGTTGGTTACAACGGCGGTAAGGGTTCGCGCTACCAAGTCATTGGTTGCGGCGAGGCTAATGCTGCCAGATCCGTTGGTAACGGTGATTCCCGTTCCAGCGGTAAGCGTGGACAGCGTATAGCCCGTACCATTGCCAATCAGAAGTTGGCCGTTAGTGGGCGTAGCAGTCAGCCCCGTGCCACCTTGACTGACGCCTACGGTTCCACTTACCTGTGTATTAACAGGCGTGTCGAGTAGCAGCGTCTTGAAGATGTCCATTATTAGAGATAGTTGAGTTCCTGCGCCTCAATCACAGCATCGGTGGAGGCTTCGCGGATTGCGCGGGCTTTAAGGGCCATTGTGCGCGTCCAGTAGGCCGAGCTATTGGCCGGGAGCCGGAAGCCCTTAGAAGCCGTAGGATCGGTGGTTCCGTCGAAGGTAACGCGGATGTCTCCTCCCGTCACTTGGATCAGGAGGTGTTCCGTGTCCGTTGCCAGCGTCCAGTCAAGGAAAGCTACAGCCGTCGAGCTAACCGTGCGCTGCTTGTGCGCCGTGCCATTCTGCGGAATAGCCTGCGACGGGGTATTGACGATGCGTGCGTTAGGCATGACTTAGATCGAGAACGGGGTGGCGTGTACAGCGGCGTCCGTCGCACCAGCGCGGATGAACTTGGCGAGACGGGCGGTTTCCTTGTTCCAAAAGAACGGCTGCACCCCGGCCTTGAACAGATGACCGTTGGATGCCGTAGGGGTGGAACCGTCAAAGGTCACCATAACGTCAGCCGTTTGCACGTCAATGAGGACATACTTGGTCCTCGCGCTGCTCCAGCCAGCGGTGAGGCTGACGGCAGAGGTGCTTACGGCCAGACGTTCATCAGCTTCGCCCGTGGGCTGCGGATAGAGATTAACAACAAGGGAGTTATTCATGATTAGCGGAACTGACGTGAAGTGTAGGTAGAGAATCGGCGGTAGAGGCCATTCATGTTGCGCTGCTGACTGGCCTTTT